CCAAGGCCGGTCGCGGTGATGAAGCTGTCCGCCAGCTTCAGACCGTTCTTGACCGTGACCGCGCGGGTGTCGACATCGTAAACGCGGGTGATGGTTTCCTTGTGCAACGCGGCTTTTTCGATGTAATAATTGCGCTCGGTGCCAGATGCGCCATCGCTGATGGTGCGCTCCACCGCGACATAGACCAGATCTTCGCCTGATTGGGGAAGAATAGCAACAGAAACAATGCGATCCACAGGCCGATTGTCATCGAGACCATTGCGTCCCGTGGTAATTTTAAAGCAGGCGCGCGCCTCTTCATTGGGATTGAACAGTATAGCCGCCGCAACGCCATCATCGCGCAGCGCCCACAGATAAGGCTGCGGCGCGTTCTGATAGGCCAGCTCGACGAAGGCATCCTCATAAAGGTCCGGGTTCTCGGCCTCGGCGAAGTCTTCGTGAATTCGGGTCAGGTCGGTGGCCACATAGTCTTGAGCGTCAACATTATAACCCAGCTCGAACAGCCGCTCGCGATCCGACCCGACAAAGACGCCGCGCGAGCCGATGATCACCGGGCTGACTCGCGCCGCCCCCTCGGTGGAGGCGGGTTTCATGGTTAGATTGGTGGGAGTGAGCGGCTCATCGAAGGAGGAGGACCGGCAGGAAAGCGGCGCCGCATTAGTGCCCAAGATCAGGCGCTGGAGCCCCATGATCCATTGCGTCTGGCTGACGAAGCCGCCCGAGGCGATTGAGCGCTGGATCGAGCCAGCATCGCCTTCGGTGTCGAGATTGAAGGCAAAGAAGTCGTCGCTTTCCGAGCCCCAGAACCGATCGCGCCGGGCAAACCACAGCCGGCCGTCGAAGAAACCGATCGCTTCCGGCCAGCCGCGCCGGTCCGACCAATCGCCCTCCAACCAGGAAGCGGTGTATTCCACGTCATTGAAGTCGGAGAACACCTCGGCGCCGACTGAGGTGGATGAGGAGTAATCGGTGATCCGACAAACGCCGCTCCCGCCCTCACCGCCGTAGGTTATCTCGATGGTCGCCGAGCCGGAGGTGTATTCGCCGCCCTGAAAGGTATAGCGATTCCAGAAGATCTGATTGTCATATTCTGCGGCAGGATCGACCGTACCACTGGCATTGATGGTATGGGTGGTGCCGGTGTCGGCAAAGCCGAAGTCGGCGCCGTCGAAAGAGCGCTCCAGCGTAATCGTGCCAACCCAAGTGCCGGTGATGACGTAGGCCCATTGATTCTCGGTGCCGATACCGCGCACGCGGAACCCATCTGTAAACACGGCCTCGTTGGCCAATGTCCAGGTCTTGTGCAGCCGTTCGTGGCTGAGGCGCATCAGCGCGCCGACATGATCCGGTTTGAAAAAAGCGGCCTCGGCCGTCAACGTGACATTGCCGCGCGAAGCCGACGGCTTGAGCCGAACATTGGCGGTTCGTGATATCGTAAACGGACCGTCTTCCGGCTCGAACTGTGTCAGCGACCAGGAGCGATTGCTGCGCCGCTCAATGGTGCGCGGGCGCCAATTGCCGTGCGCCAGGAATACGATGTCGCCGGATTGGTCGTAGCGGATCTCGCGCAACTCTTCCGTGCCCCAGGGCGCGGTGAAGCTGATCTCACCGGCACCCTCGATCTGCGCGGAATCAACAATCACTTCGCGCTCAAGCTGCGAAATGAATTGCAGATGAAAGGAGTTGGTGGTCGTGCTGCCATAAGCCGATGTCGGCGGAGTGAAGTTCGATGTCCAGCGGGCAATGCCCTTGGACACGCGCAGCTCATCAATATGACCATTCAGGTCGAAATTGTTGCTGTCCGAATCGCCGCGACCAATGCGCGGATGGTTCGAGATCATCACATAAGCGATGGTATCCGTGGCACTCCCTTGGAGCACGCCATTCAGGAACAATCGAGTCGTCGTCCCGGAACGACTGACAGCGGCATGATGCCAGACGCCAGTGCTTGGTGCCGATCCGGTGATGAGGAGGCCGGCGGCAAAATATTCCAGATTGCCATTTGTAACGGCAATCGCAGGCGCCGGATTGTCGTGACTCCCGGTCGGGCGAGCGTCATACAGTGAATGATACGCTTTTGACCCAAGCAGATAGAACCAAAAATCAATCGTAAAATCACCGTCGCCAAAGGCGAAATTGTCATTGCCATCCAAATGGATATAAGAGTTCAGCGCCAGCATCGCCGAACCCGTGCCGAATTTAGTGATCGCGGTGTCAACCTGCGCGTTGCCAACGGCTGTTACAGTGTTTCCGTAAGCCGAAGAATCGGTGAATGTCGTCGAGGCGTCCGATCCATTACAATGCAGCAACAGCACGGTGAATGCATCAATGCCGGTTACGCCCGTTGGCGTGAAAGCAAGACTGTGCTCGCCGGTGTTCAGCGAGGTTTCTTCAATATATTCGTCGCCACCCGCCAGCCCACCGACCCGAAGCGTCACTGGGCCATCGGTGACATTGATGCGCAGCGCATGCTCCTGGCCAATGTCGGCATCCGCTACGGTGACCTCTTGTGAGCAGGTAGCCTTGCCGCCGCGAGCCGGCGCCGCCAGAGTCAGCATGCCACCGGAAATAGTTGCCGTCGCCGCGCCGGTCACCGATGTAGTCCAGCCCGTTGCTGAGGAAAAATCACCATTGGTCACGGTGGCCGTTACCGCATCGCGCGAGACGATCTCGTCGTCCACACGCACACGCAGCGCGCCATTGGTCAACTCAAGCAGCGCGGTGTCATCGATGCCCTTGACAAACGGCATGAGGCGCGGCTGGACATTGCCCAGCGCCTCGTCCAGGAACTGGAAGCCCGGTCGCATCATCGCCTTGCCGATCGAATAGGGGATGATGTTTTCCTGCCGCTCGGCATGCAGCCGGATGATCTCTTTGTCAACGCGGTTGAGTGCCGCGCGCGATATCTCGCCCGCGTTGTAAAGATGAGTTAAGGCGTTGACTTTTCCCATCAGATCGACAATTGCTCGACAACAAATCCGGTTTGGGTCAATACACCAGTGGATGCCGTGCACAGCCCCGTGACCTTGATGGTCACTGCAACGCCAAGATTTTCGGCTGGATTGGTGCGTTGATAAAGAACGCTGCCGCTACCGGCCGTACTGGCCAGCACCTCCCCAAACGCCTCCTGAGTGCCGGCAACCGTGGTGCGCAACAGCGTTGCTTCTAGCCCCCAAAGCGTCGGCACATTCTGCGCGCCAGTATCGGCGATGGCCGTTGCGCCAAAATAAAGCCGCAGTCGGCGTGTCGCAGCCGTGGAAACCGTGGTTCCCGTACCCCATGCCTTGATGCGAATGCCTGCTCCACTTGATGCCAGCCGTCCAGCGGGCAGGCTATAACTCATCAGATCGCTTTCGGCGGTGGTGGCGTTGGATGTTGCTGCGGTGTTAGTATGCGGATCGACGAAACGTGTGAAATTCAGAACCCGCCAGTTACCATCGGACCCAGATCGCGCAATGAAAGCATCTCCGTCGGCCCCCATGATGTTCTTGCCCCCCGGCAAGATGAGAGTCGTGTCGTTGTGCGTCAGCAAGATCGCGCCGCTCAACCGGCAGATTTTTACAATGCCATCCGTGGGCGCCGTACCAAATGAAGTAACCGGCGTCGTGCCTGAAATGGTGATGATCTGCTGTCTGACAGACGCAAGATCGACGGTTGCTGCGGAGGCGATCGTTGCAGTGCCGGTAATCAGCGGATAACTGTCACCTCGTTCATAGGCGACAACGCGCACGGTGCTTGCCGCATAGCCGCGCACGATCATAAAATCACCCGAGGCCGTGGTGATGTTCTGCGCGCCGGGCAGTACCAGCGTTGCGGAATGTGTCAGCGTATTGGCACCGGTGAAACGAATGATTCGTGTCAGCCCCTCGGCCAAAGTGATCGCGGTGATGGTGGCACCGCCGCCGGTGACATCAACCGCATCGGCATCAATTGCAGACAGATTGATAGTAGCCGAAGCCGCGACGCTATCATTGGCGTGGGCGTCAGCGAAGGAGATGCTCTCAAACGTGATTGCCGAGGCGCCGACATCGGTAGGGTCGGCCGAGGTCACGCGGAAGATCTTGCCGGCATTGATGGTGCCGGACGCCGCAACCACCAGCGTACCCTTGCACCAGTCGGTGGTTCCGTCGAAATCCACCGCGCGGGTCCATTCCCCTGAGGCGGCGATATAGATCCCGTTGTCGGCCGTGGTGTTCTGGTCCTTGACCAGCACGCGGTCATCAGCCACCACGGAGACGCCATCAATGGTCTGGGCGCCAGACAGGGTGATATTGGCCGTCGTGGCGGCGGCCACCGGCTTCTTCACGCCAAACGTTGTTCTGGCACCGACAAGGCGATCAATGCTATCGACCATCGAAAGCAAACTCCTTATGCGTACGGGGTGCGCCGCATGTTATTGTAAGCGTTGCGCCGGCCGTTACGCGACTGGACAAGCCGGCCCACCGGCAGGATCGACATCGGCTGGTTGACTGCGTCAGACGCCTTGGCCTTGGACAGCGCCAGCTTCTTATCCTTGCGCAGATCATCTTTGTCCTGGCCGGACAGCGAGCAGATATGCGGCCCGGCCCGCCATGCCAGCTCAAGCGCCATGGCCTCGGCAAAGGCCGGCTTCCACTTGCCGGGATCATAGCCCTTGGTGATATCGGTGGAGACGAACCGCACCCACATCGGCGAGACATCCGACAAAAAATAATCGCTCTCCTCGGCAAAATCGGAGAGCGTCGGGGTAAAGCGTTCGTTCGCGGAGATGCTCACCAGACGCATATAATCATCTGGTTTCTCATAGACGTACTGATAGCCGAACTGCGATTCCGCAGTGGCCGATGGCGTCCACTCTTCCGGCGCTGTGGCGAAGTTCCACAGCCCCTGCTCCAGCATCCAGCGCAGCGTCTCGTCCCAGACGGCGTCGAGATCGCGGCGCTCGGCCCGGCTCTCCGTCAGCGAGGAGAGCCGGCGCGATTTCAGCGCCAGCAGCGCCCGATTATAGACGGTGAGCTTGGTGGCCACGGCGGGCTCCTATCTTATGCGGGTTCTTTCTGCGCCGCCGCCAGGGCCGCCGCCTTCTTGGTAGCGTGGGCGAGCAGCTCATCGTCGCTCGGATTGCGCATGTTCATGCTGGTCAGGTAGTTGATCAGGATCGCCTCGGCCTCGCGCTGCGAGCCGATGTCGCGCTGCACCTCGGTGCCGCCCAGGCCGAGCACGCGCCATTTGGTCTTGGCGGTGTACTGCACCTTGCAGATCGGCTTGCCGTCGGTGGCGATCGGCGCCATGGTCAGCTTCATGTCCTCTTCGCGCACTTCGGCTTCGATCTTGTAGGGGTCAACGCCGCGCGGCGGACGGCCGGCGAAGAATTCGACCTGAAGACCGCCAGCAACCTTGTGCACGACGTTGAGGATCACATCGAAGGTGCCGAGCGGATGGCGCAGGCGAACCAGCGAATTCGGGCGCAGGGTCATGTGGTGGCGCCAGAACTGCCGGTGGAAAAGGTCGGAGTATTTGATGGTCTCGTCTTCGAGCGTCTCGAAATACTGCGGGACGGTCATGTCCCAATGGGATTCGCGCTTGAGATATTTGGCAGTGAGGGTTTTTTCGGTCATAATGGTCCTTGGGGGTGAGGAGAGGAGGGCGCAAATCCGCACCCTCCTCCGAGATAGCCTCGTCCCAGGATTAGGACGAAGACGAGTTCAGGATCGTCGGGCTCGCACCGTTGGTGCTGGCGGACGAAATCACCAGGAAGTGATGCGCCGTCGGCACGCCGGCCGTGGTCAGCCGGGTGAAGCCAACAAGGTCGCCGACGCGCATATTCAGCTTGCCGGGACCGCCATCAGTGAAGTAGCCGGTGGTCGCGACCGCTGCGAGCGTGTCAGTGGAACGATATGCCCACTGATTGCCGCCATAGTCGAAAATGCCGGACGAACCGATGCCCTGGCCCCCAGCCACCGCAGCAACGGTGAGGTAGGGGCGATTAGCAGTTGAGTAAGCCATGGTTCAGTGCTCCTTTCCGCCTAGGAAGCCACGAACGCGGAGCCGTCGTGAACCATTTTCACGATGCCCGAATTCTGGAGCTTCTTGGCGCCGTGCCAGAGCGATGCGCGCGACCAGGACAGATCCTGCTTGCTGTCATAGTCCACGAACACCTGCATCTCCTTGCTGTTGGCAGCATGGCCCATGGCATTCTTGTGGTACATGAAGCAGGATTCGCTGGAAGTGCCGACGCCGGGAACATTCGGGTGAATGATCCAGTTGACGCCCGCCCAGCGGCGCATACGCTTCGCCGGCCCGACAAACGGCTTGATCTCCACATAGTCGGCGGAGGAAAACTCCGGCACCTGCATGAGATAGCCTTCGAACGCGGGCGAGATGACCGCGAACATGTTGTCTTCTTCCGTCGTCGGCACCTCGTTGTTACCGAGGATGACCTTGGATTTGATCACCAGGGTCAGGTTTGCCGTGACGGCAGAGCCGGTGGTCAGCGTCGCGGTGTCCAGCTCATCCATGATGACCTGATCGATATTGCGGTTCAGCACCGCAACCGACGCCTTCTGCATGATCCGACGCTGATCGCCTTGGGATGCAAAGATGTTGAATCCCGTGCGTTCGTATGGAGCGTGAAATTCCTGCAAAGTTGCAGTGTTCTGCACGTTTTCCACGGTCGAGTAGGGAATGAGGCCGTTCACGCCACGGGTCACGGCGGAAAGCCCGCCTGAGCCGCTGACCAAGAACACCGCCTGATTTCCTTTAATTACCGCTTCCTGAACACAAGTCATTCGAAGTACAGAGTAGTCTTGCTCGAAGACCGCGATGTGTTCATTACGGTAATGGGTTTGAAAGGCTGAGTCAGCCATTACCATTATCCTTCATGAATTGTTGCGATTGGATTTTTCGAGCCTTTAAGGACAGGTTGGCCGGTTAGCGTTGCTTGCCGAATTCTTGGCGGGATGGCCTGATCCCCGTCGAGATCAGGGGCCGCCGGGTGGCGTGCGGGCTATCGGGGCTTTCCGGAGAGGCGGGTAGGCGGACACTCGCGCGGGGCTGTGGATAACAGGGTGGCCGCAGGTGAGTGGTCACTTGCAAAAGTAACAAATCAAATTTATGCTAATTTCAGGCAATATCAGGAAGTCAGCCATCACCGATCGAACTGATTCATCCATCGAAAACTGGCGTTGATACTGTGAGCCCAGGGAAGCTGGAAGGCTTCCCACCTCCCTCTCTATTTGTGCATGCCCCGGCAAAGCCCTCGACCCCATGAAGGCGAGGGCTTTGTCTTGTTAGCGGACGCCGCGCCCGGCGCGCTTGGATGCGCGGCGCTCGTTCTCTCGCTCGATCGCCATGGCCTCGTCGGCGAGACCTTCGCGCCAGTAGCGGTCCATATCGGTGGCCATGATCTTCTTGATTTCATCGAGGCGGTTCTGGCCGTTGTTGGTGCGGCCGTCGCCCGAGGGCATGGCGCCTTCGCCGTAGCGATCGAGAGCCAGCCCGATGAAACCGCGCGCGATGCCGGGAACCGAGGTGAGCCGGCGCCACAGCCCGCTCTCCTCGTCGAAATAGCGGGCGGCCATGATGCGCTCGGCCATGCCCTCGCCGAACACCTCGTCGTCTTCCATCAGCCGCTTCATCGCCGCCATATGCGGCTTGAACTCGCGGACGCCGAACTCGGTGCGGATCTGGTCGTAGCAGGTTTCGCGGTCTTCGGCATCGGCGGAGCGCAGATCCTCATTCATCTGCTCGGCGGCACGCTGCTGCTCTTTGACCTGCCAGTCCACCAGCCCCTTCATCAAGCCCTGGGGGATGCCCTGGCTGTGGGCAAAATTGCGGAAGCTGTCGATCGTCGGCCGGTCTTTGTCGGTCCAGGTGTGGCCGGGAACCGTGGGGATTTCGTATTTATCCGGGCTCTCCGGAACGTCGTTCTCCTTGCGCCATGCCGCCGCGTCTTCCGGGGAGGCGTCGGTCGGCGGGCGCTTGTGGTCCCCGGCGCGCAGCTTCTCCTGCGCCAGGATGCCGGACACCACCGCATCGTCCATCGATTTGGAGCGCTTGAGCTGGTTGATGAGTTGCTCGCGGCGCTGCTCGAATTTCTTGGCGGTGAGCTTTTCCTTCAGCGGGCCGAGGATCTTGTCGGCGATCCGATCGCGCCAAGCCGCGTCGGCGGCCAGCCGCTCGCGCTTTTGCTCCTCGGTCTCTTCGCCGGCCTTGGCATCCGCCGGCTTCTTGTCGTCGGCTTCGCCCGGCTTTTCTTCAGCGGGCTTGTCTTTGGCATCGGCCTTGGCGGGCTTTTTCTCGTCCTTGTCCGCCGGCTTGCCACCGTCGCCATCGTCGTCGTCAAAATCGAACAGGTCGCCGCCTTTGCCGGCCGGCTTCTCGGAGCCCTTGTCCGCGCCCTTCTCTGCCGATTTGTCGGCGCTGTCGCCGCCCTTGCTGGCATCCGCATCGGTGGCCGCAGCGCCCTTGTCCGCGCCATCGTCAGTCAGCTCGTCAACAAGAGCCAGGTCATTGTGATTGAGAGTCTTGTCGGTCATGTCGCCTTCATGGTTTTCCCAGGTGCCGGAACCAGCGTCGCGACGCGCTCCAGCTCTTCCTGCTTCTTCTTCCTCACCAGCATCGCCGCCTCATATCGAGAGCTGTCCTTGCGAATTTTGGCGGCTTCAACCAAGGTGCACAAATCCGCCTCCGCCTGCATATCGGCCTGCATGGCGTCGATCTCTTTGCGCGTCATGGGTTTATCGGTGTACATGGTCAGGCAGCCCTTGATTGCCGGATCAAAGCGGCGTTTTCCAAATCGGCCATCATCGCGGCGCGCTTGCGCTTGACCGCCGTCAGCCGCTCGGCATTGTCGCGAATTCGCACCGCCTCTAATAGGATGCGGAAGTCTGATTCGGCCTGAGCGGATGCGCGGGCCGCCGCTTCGGCTTCACGCACGGCCTGCTCTTTCTTTTTCTTCTTTTTCAAGCCGAGAAGATCGGGATGCAGACGCATGGCTCCGCCTGCCGCTCCAATGCTGCTCAAAGTCGGTGATGCCTCATCAGGTGGCGCCTCGGCGCTCTGCTGCTGGACGGCTCCTGGGAGGAGTGGTTGGAAAGCCCAAGACATCAGCTTATCCTAGAGATCCGCCAATTAATGGCCCGATCTGTGCCGGCCAGTTTGTCTAAGGTCATGTCCCACCCAACACCCAAAATTAGCGATGGAGAGACCCACACGGGTTGGGACTGCGCGCCTGTGAAATTCACCTCATAAACAACGCGCTGAGTATCTCCGGTACGAACCCTTTCATATGTCTTGAAAACAAAGGTGTCGCCAGCCGCCAAGGCGCTCAGATCCACGAACACCTGATAGATCCCTGCGTTGGTATCGGCATCCGGTCCGGAGGCGTCCGTCGTCAGTGACCATTCCGTGGTCGAGATCGTCTCGGAGCCGGTATATGCCTCAACGGTAATGGTCATGTTCAATACGCCCTATTGAACCAGATACGCGGCGCAATCGAGATTGGTCTGATTGCCGTTCAGCGTGCCGCTGGCCGCAGCCCGGACCTGCAACTGCGTCCCAGCCGGGATGTCGCAGAAAATCGGACCATGATACAGGCGGCATAAGACTTCGCCGATCGAAGCGCCGACATAAGCCCGTGGGCCGATTTTCACCCCGCCAACACCGAACTGATAATCATAGGTCGATGCCCCCATGCTCGCGCCGGTAACACTATTGACAGCCCACTGCGCGGCGCCGGCCCGCGCCGAGTTCGGCGAACCGAGATTGGTCCAGCTGGAAAAGGCGCCGCTCTCGCCCGGCGTATGTAACTGGCCGAGGCTGTTCGCCGCGTCGAAGGTGGCGATGCTCTCGACCCTCTGCCCGCACCACCAGGATGCGGGGTTCTTGTTGCCGCCCGCCGCGACAATCATGACGCGCGCTGTCCGCGCGCTAGCGCTTTGCCGTCTGATGCGCGCGCCGAGCGATGACCCGGCCGGTATCCAGAGCGGGAAATGATACGCGAGCGGCATGGACGTGGAACTGGAGTTAAACGAGGCGTTCCCCGCCCCGCCAACCAGCAGATCGGTGATCAGATTGCTCCAACTTGCACCTCCTGCTGGATCGACCAGCAAATCCATCAGAGCCGCAGGGGCTTCGGCGCTAGCCGACGTGTTGGCAATGCCGATCCACAAATATTCGCAATCATGCGCGAGCGCTGACAGAATGGCCGTGTCGGAGCCATCTGCATTCGATGTGCCCATCGCCACGCCGACACCGAAGCCCGTTGTTCCGTCAGCGGTCAGCGGGCCGAAATTATCAGAATAGTTGGCGAAGGAGGGGCCGCTGGGGACCATCAGAGCCATATTCGTCCCTTATTGAGCGTTGCCTTGCTCATGCTTTTTCCGCCCTGCGTTGCCGCATACGCTTCTGAATGGGAAGGGGAGCTTTGGTGGATTGGGGTTTGGGCGTGCACTCAGCGCGCAGCAGCTTGCGGAACATCATGCCGACGAAGCGCGAGCCATCGGCAAAGAAGCCCGCCTCTCCGGGACCTCCGGCTGCGCCGCCGCTCGGGCGGAACGATAGATCTTGGAATTCCTCTGACGCCTTGGTGACGTACATCAGATAGCGCCAAACGGTCTTCTGCTGGCCCTCATTAGCATTGCCCGCCTCAAAAGCGCGCACGGCCATCACCACGTCATCGGTATAATCGGGGGGCATCCAGGGGAGCGGCTTGGGAAGCCAAGGCGTCGCTGGCATTTTCTGCGATCCTTATAGGAGATGCATAGTTTATTGAAGATGTCAACTGTATAATTACGCAGCAGCAAGAATAAGCATCAGGGCTTGTTCCTCTTCGTCATAAACTTCAGCCTGCTCTGGTTCTTCAAGTCCGGAGATGAACTGCGCAAAGTCTCGCCGCTCTTCTCTCTCCAGCGCGTCGGCCAGCTCACGAAGCTGCGCTTCTGTCGGCCAATCGCCCACGCGGATGACGTGCGGCTGGGTCTTGTCCTTGCGGATGCGGAAGCGTTTGTCGCGGTCGCGGGCCGGCGGGATGGCGCCCCCGCCGCCAACGGGGGTAAAGTCAGGAACGACGATGACGATGCCGCCCTCGCCATTCGCAACAGCGGTTGCCACGCCATCAGACTGGCCGTCGGCGCTGGCCGTGGACGCGCCGACGGCATTTGCGCTGGCACCAGCGATCGCATTAGCAACAACAGAGGTAACAATCCCGGCGGCGCCGTCGGCAACAGCGCTCGCGCTGCCGACTGCGTTTCCCACGGCCGCCCATGTTGATCGACCGACAGCCACGGCTGTGGCTACGCCAGACGATGACATCGCGGCTGCGCGGGTGCTCGCCCCTCTGGCAATCGCCGTCGCTACGCCTGCGGATGACGCCGCCGCAGGCGTAGCCGCAGCGGCAGAATAATCGATACTTAGTCGCGCTTCAGTCAGCGTTGTGTGTTCAAGACTGGCGAACGCCAGTACGTGGTCCCCGGACGGAGCGTTATTAAATACGCCAAACGCTATGTCATTATTTGACGCCCATCCTGCCCTGGCAACAATTTCTGCCACAACCGCCGTAACAGTGATGGCGTTATCCGCGTCGCTTGTCCAAGATGCCTTATTCGTTACGGCCGTTGTTTTGCTGATATTCTTGACGCGGTTGCTGCCCGCGTCCCATACGGGTGCGTCATTTACATCATTGCCGTAAACATTCAAGTCTGGAGTATTGAGAACCGTAATCACTCTTACGGTTAATGTCGCCGAATTGATGGTCGCGGCAGGAGGGACGGGAATGGTCTGAAAGCGCAGCCCCGCATAGAGCCGGTATGCCCCCGTGCGTCCGGCGCGGAGCGTGTATGCATATGTATTGAAACCGGAGGACGTTGCGCCGCCTCCGGCCCAAATCGAATAAATATCGTCGCCGCCAGAAACAATGTTCTCGTTTACGGTGGGATCAATGACAGCCGGCCAAGTTACGTCATCTGTCCAGGCAATCCCTTTTTTGCGACGAAGTGCATGTGGCAGGAGCGTGCGGCCAGTCCACTCGACCTCAATGATTCCTTTGTCGGAATCGCGCCGCTCAATTATTTCGAGGTGCCGACCAGCCGAATCCTTGCCGACCAGCGGCACAATCAGGCTCATGTCGCCCCCAATCTGCCATGACCACTTGCGCGGTGCGTCGGGGGAATTCAGCACGAGCAGGGTTGCACACCCTGCCGGAAGAGGCTGAATGATGTAGTCGGAGTCGAGGCCGACCTCAGCCCACTTGAACAGTCCGTGCTCAACAAGCGGCTTCCCCGGCTGAGCATTCAGCTCAATGCTGACCCGCTTTCCACTCTGGGAATTATATACGTGCGCCGGGGAACTGTTCGAAACTTTTAATGAATACGGGCAATTATTGACTGAATACTGATCCAGCTCAAAATCAAGAACAGGCGTGAGGTCGATATCATGCAGCT